GGGAGTGAACTGTGAAGGTTATATAGTGTTATGTCAAGGCAAAACATGACTAACGCTTTATTCCTTTTGGCAGCATCGGTTCCATCAAAACAAGCTACAATATCGTAGCGACTTCTCAGATACCCACTCATGATTTCAATTGCAGTATCCTCTGCATTTTCACGCATGGTATCATCACTCTGATCAACTACTTCGCGATCATCTTCAGTGATCAATGTTTTATAATCGTCTTCCTGAATGAACATGTTTAATATTTTAAATTACCAACCTTTTGTATTTTTTCTCATCCCAATGATGGGAGGTGATTGTATTTGCCTGTTATATTTATTAAGGATGAACAAAGCGCCCTCATCTGCATCAGGAGCATCGTCATGTATGGATGCACCCTTTTGAAATCCCAGTACCTGGTCAAGACCTGCCTGCATGTCGGGTGACTTGCGTTCCGATTCATTATAAATACACACGCCGCGTTCATAGTATGCTGCTGTAGCCTGGATACGGACAAACTTATCAGGCTTTGAACGCTGATCTCCATGAATGGGAAGATAGTAACCACGCAAGCGCGCCTCTGCATCAAAGTCATCAAAGAACATTCCTTGCAGGAATACCTCTTCCATGTAGAAAATCACCGAACACTTATCGCGGGTTTGTTCATACAGGTCGTACATCCACTTCACCGCAGTGGTAATTGTTGTCTGACGTACAAATGATTTGATCAGATAGCGTTTGATCCCTTTTGCTCCCCACATACGCACGGCCTTGAAGTCATTTGTTGTCTTGGGTTTGTATGAAGGGTCAAAGTAGCATACGATCATGTCCATCTCTCTGAGTGGTGGTATCTTTCCCCAGGTGATCCATTCAGCCTTGAAGAGCTTTCCTTTCGTGACCGGGTTATGAAAGTATTCCCTTTGTGAGAGATAATAACCCATGCGGTCAAACTTCTTTTGTAGCTGCTCAAGGGTGTAGTTTTCGGGCCATGCCGGTAAACCATTCTGTATGGCACATATCTTTGAATGAAAGATGCCTTTTCGCTTTGGCTGATCCGGATCAGTATCACCTACGATATGTGCCAGGATGCTGTAACGATGTATTCTGTTACCAACCATCACAAACCGACTCTTCTTGGTGTCCAGAGCCGGATAGAGTGATCCTAAAAGATAGTCTACGGTTCTTTCTACACGGTCCCGGTTCTGCACGATCTCATCATCATCGATATCATCAACCACGCAGTAATTTGGTCTCTTCTCACGGTTACGGATACCACGTGGAGATTGTCCACGACCAATTGCAATGAATTCAATACCTCCTGCAGTAGTGAAGTTACCATCTGCCCAGTCTCCTGCCTGGTAGAAGGGACCAAAGTCATGAATAAGCAGTGGATTGTATTGAAGTTCTGCCTGAACATCAGACAGGAGTCCGTTTGCATCATCTTCATTCTTTCCTACCAGGATCATTCCTGATAGCTCACCATGAATCATCAGCCATATTGGTATGAAGATATCTGCCACTACTGACTTTGCATGTTCACGTGGCCATTCCAGTATTGCAAAGATGTTATCATCTTTCAGTATCTTGTTTGCAGTCTCTACATGGAAACTTGCTGCAGGCGCTGTGACGTAATGTTTAAAATATGAATTACAAAAGCTTCTGAAGTCTGATAAAGCAGCCTGTTTACGCATGTTTTGAATCCTGACCAACTCATGAGGGTCGATCGGGTTCATCTCCTGGATATTCCGACAGTGTTCTTTCCAGGATTTGTATTTATCTTGAAGGCTACTCATTGCCGTCCAGACTTAATCGTTCATTGATATAGGTATCCTGGTAGTTATTGATTGTCTTGACCAGGTCAAGGCTTAATGCCTTGTCGAACTGTACGCGTGTCTGCAGCCAACGGTTAAAGAGCATGAATACATCCATTGAATCTACTACATTGCTTTTCTTTCCAAGCTTCTCAATGACGGTTGCCATCTTGCTTAGTTGATCTGCTACTCCATTCATCCCGTTTTCTTTATCACCGGATGCTTTATCAAGCAGATCACCAATAGCCTTAAGCGTCTTGTTGACCAGTTCTGTTTTAGTTACTGACTTTGCAGCACGTTTTTCTTTCCATCCTTCCTTATCAATCCAGTTCTGCAGGGTCTTTGCTGCACACCCAACACGTTCACAGATGTCTTTTTGCATCTCTGAGGCCATGTAAAGCAGGTATGCAAGCTCTTTTTTTTGCGGATCAGTTGTACGTCCCATTTTAATCTGATTTATACTGCAAATATCTATTAAGTAAAGGGGGAATAAAAAAAACAGTATTCTGAGTGACGAAAACTGTACGCTGAGTGACGAAAACCGTACGCTCAGAATACTTGAATTTGCTTTGAGGTGAAAAGCATATCAATTTTGTGGCTACAAAAAAAATCGAATTAATGTCAAAGAAATTTATTGTATCAGATGACTCTGTTTTAAACGATCGCGGATTCCGTGTGCTTACAGCCGGTATTCGGTTGGATCAGTTTATTAAGAACCCGGTTGGCCTGTTCATGCACAAACGCGCAGATAGATGGGATATTGATAAAGATTCAATATTACCTATTTGTCAATGGCCCGATGTAATGGTAGAGGGAAATCAACTGGTCGGTACTCCTGTATTTGATACCAATGATGAATTTGCAGTACAGATTGAAAGTAAGGTGGACGGTGGATTTATAAGGATGGCCTCAATCGGTATCATCCCTATCACCACATCCAGTGATCCACAATACCTTTTGCCCGGTCAGAAATATGAAACTGTTGTAGAGTGTTTGCTTGTAGAGATATCTGTAGTAGATATTGCCAGTAATCCCAATGCAGTTGCTTTGTATGACTCTGAACGCAAATTAATCAACCTGGCTGCAGGAGCTGATAATAATTTGATTCCACTCATTTCGATCGAACAAACAACAAATCCAACAAGTATGAAAAAAATTGCCATTCAACTTGGTATGAAAGAAGATTCTACCGAGGAAGAAATTGTCGAAGCTGTTAAAAAAGCACAGCAGGCACAAACAACCTTAGGCTCTGAGATGGAAACTATCAGGCTTAACAGTATCACCAAAGCGGTTGAGACTGCCATCAGTGAAAAGAGATTCACTGCTGACAAGAAAGATCATTTCATTAATCTTGGTAAGACTGCCGGTATTGATACCCTGACTACCACGATTGAACTGATGACTCCTGCCAAGAAGATCACTGACGTCATTGATCATAAAGGTAGTCAGTCAGATGGAACGATCACGCTGAAAAGCTTGTTTGAAAAGGGTGCAAAGGAAGTGGAAACTTTCAAGGCAGAAAACCCTGCAGAGTATGCAAAGCTCTACAAAGAGGCTTATGGCATTGAGTTAAAATCGGAGACGGTTTAAACCCTTCACACAAATTCACTAAGTAAAAACAAAACATAATCAATACAATGAAAACCTTTAAAAAATTAATCTTCGCTTTTGTCTGCACACTGTTTGTGGCAGTAATTGCCGGAACATCATTTTCCGCGGTTCTAAATGTGGAACCTATTTACGGAATCAGCGCACTTGTTGGATTAAGTTTCATCCCTATGATGCCTTCTGGCGCTCTTGGAATGGGGATATTGAGGGAATTATGGACCGGAGAGTTAATCGCGAAATTCAGGCTTGATAAGACATGGTTATCGCGTGTACCCAACAGATCAGACCTGGTGCAGAATAACGTAATTCACCTGGTAGATATCGGTGCAGACCCTAACGTACTTATTAATAACACCACTTATCCTGTACCTGTAGTTACCAGAGAAGACATTGATGTTCCTATCGGGCTTGATAAATTTGATACTGAGAATACATCTATACCTGATGATGAATTACAGGGACTTCCTTATGACAAGAATGGGTCCGTACTACAACAGCATAGGTTGACTCTTGAAGAGGCCACTGCTATGAAGTCAGCGCACTCTCTTGCACCTTCTGTGCATTCTGTAAGTACTCCAATCATTCTTACTAAGGGTGATTCAAACGGAGAGACTATTGCTCGCAAGATGTGTACCCCGGCTTCTATTATCGCTGCCAAGAAAGCCCTGGATAAAAAGAAGGTTCCCCTCAAGGACCGTATCCTGGTATTATGCCCTGAGCATATTGCCGATCTGTTGGCAGTAGATGAAAAGTTTGCACTGCAGTATAAGAATATCCGCACCGGTGAGGTTTTGCCAATGTACGGATTTGATATCTATGAATTTGGTGGAAACCCAAAATATCATGATGTTGCAGGCACGCTGACCAAGAAGGCTTATGGCGCTGCTGATGATGATGTCAATGATCAGGTTGCTTCTTTTTTCTTTTCTGCAATAAGAACCAATCAGTTTCTGGGTGATGTGATCATGTACAACAGTGTTGCATCTGTTGACCCAATTAACCGTAGAAGTCTGATCGGATTCAAGATGTATCACATGTGTCTTCCTGTCAAACAGGAAGGATTTGGAGTGATTGTATCTGATAAAGTTTAAGGTCATTTAATCATCATTTAAACCCAATTTAAAGTGAAGAAACTAATTACAATCATGGCGATCTGTTTGATGGTCGCCATGACTACCACAAACAAGGCTGATGCTCAGAAGCAATATGCCTTTGGAAGCCGGGTAAGCCTTTCGCTTACTTCTTCCACAACGGTAAGTGTCACTCCGGCCAATACACTTACATTCTATACCCTTTCTGCTGATACAAGTATCACGTTTAATGCTGTCACTTCAAAGTCATTGCCCGGAGACAGGTTTGTGCTTAAAGTTACCGCTAACAGGATACAAAGGAAGTTTACGTTCGGTACTAATTTTCATGCGACACTCGATAGCATTGCTTCTACTAAAGTTAAGCTATATGAGTTCATTTATAACGGTACGGATTACGACATCTTATCTAAGCAACTAACCAATTAAAGGTCTAGCGGGATAGAGCAGAGGTAGCTCGTGAGATTCATACTCTCAAGGTCGTAGGTTCGATCCCTTCTCCCGCAACAAAAACATGAAAGTCAATGGATCAATTTTTTGAATTATGGATTTATCGTGGCCTGATAGCTATTTTGCTGGTTATCGTCTGGTATGTTGTGAAAAAGTTCACTGCCGGCATACTCACCAAAATTGATATCGTCATTCAAAAGCTCAGTGATCTTGCACTTTCAAACAATACGCATGAAGAGCGAATAACAAATCTGATCGAAGCTGATAAACAATTTGCAAAGCGCCTTGATGATCATGCAATACGGATCAGAAAAATTGAAACCAAACAATCGGCCTGCAGGGTCTGTAAAACTGAAACTGAATGAATAAGATATCAGAACATATCGCTTACGTAGAGGCAACTCATAGTGATACTGCAGTCAGGAAAGGTATTGATAATACTCCTGATGCTGATACACTTTTCAAAATGAAGAATATTGCCGAAAGGATATTCGAACCACTGAGAAGCTTTATAGGACTGGCTATTACGATCAATTCTTTCTTCAGATGTTTTTTATTGAATAAGCTGGTAGGTGGAGCAAAAAACAGTCAGCACGTGACGGGCGAAGCATTTGATTTAAGTTGCCTGGGACTTAACAAAAAGATTTTCATGTTCATACTTGAACATCTTGAGTTTGATCAGCTGATCTGGGAGTTTGGAGATGATGATGAACCTTCCTGGGTTCATGTATCGCTTACAGCAGGGGGTAACCGTCACCAGGCATTGAGATCAGTCAGGAAAAATGGTAAAACTATTTACATAAATTACAAGTAAAAAATGGAACCTAAAAAAGCTTTTAAAGATACCGCTGTTGGCAAATTCCTTGGTGGAGTTGCACCCGGTATTCTCGATATGGTAGGGGATATCTTCCCACCTGCTAAGTTGCTTTCAGGGCTCTTTGATAAAGAGCCTGATATACTTCCTGAGCAGCGCCTGGAGTTTGAGAAACTCTTAAATGAGTATCAGACAAATGAACTCAAGGCATATCTGGAAGATGTTGCCAACGCAAGGGACATGCAAAAGACCGCGCTTGGTCAAACC